ATAATAATATAAGGGGAGATAAAAAGAAAGAAAAGAAGGAAAGAGGGCAGAGCAGGAGGTAATGGAGAGAGGAAGGATCGCTCCGTTTGGAAGAGAACCTCCTGTTGCCCTCAATTTAGTTTAAGCTGCTGGAGCCGTAAGTGCTACTGCCATTGCTGGTCGTAGTACGTTATGACCCATTGCATACCTAGAAACAATCAGAGTACCTTGGCGTTCAATCTGATACTCAGACTCAACGGACAAGTCCATTAGTTTCACAGTAGCGACAGCATCCTTGTGCATTACTATAGCACGAACTGTTAAAGATTCGTCTTCTAAGTTTACAGTAGAAGTACCATCTTGACCAGCAGTAGGCCCATTGTTACTGCCATCATTTACAACACCAGAATAAGATGCTGGTAAATTATAATGAGCAGCCCTACCTGATCCTGCGGTATTTGCAAGTGGTGCTTGACCAGTTGAAATTGCAGGGTTAGCAGTAGACCACAGAGAACCTGTCCATGCAGATGCTCCTAAAGATCCAAGATGAGGAGTTCTAACTACAGGGATACCTGCAATCATTGGAAGATCAATATCTTTAACTGATCCACCTCCACCAACATCTCTATTAAACATTGTCAAAGCTGAGACAGCTTCACTATTTGATACTGTCTTAAACAATGAGTAATATTGATCGGTAGCCATTACACAAATAAGATCTTCAAGAGGTGCGCCCGCACTTTCTAAGACACGCTTGGCTTCAATTAAGCCCTCCATGAAATAGGCGGCCTTCTTTGAATTAGCGAAGGAAGCAGCAAAAGCTACATTCTCTGTGAAATCTTCATCTGTAAGTTTAGTGGAAGCAAGAGGATCATAATCTTGAATCAGTTTACTTGCTCGTTGCTGGTTAGTTGACAGTGCCGCTTTTACAGCCATACGGAGGATATTCTGGTCAGCCGCTTTTGCAAGAGCATAACCTGATTCCTGTGTATAGACTGAACGGATGTCGAAGTGTTGCATTGCTTCATCTATATTAGGGATGAATTGTGCAGCAATTAAGAGATCATCGACAGAGACTACTCTCTCTAGATTTTTTGATACCACATCAGGCATGATCTCATTTCCTGGTGTATGGTATTCCGCATTCCGGTACTTCCCTGTTATAATAAACTGGGCAGATTTACCATTCTTAATTGATCGTACACGACAGTGGTTCATCATGATGTTTCGTGTCTGAAAAGCAGACATTACTTCACCAGCGTAAAGTTTTAAATATAAATTCCTTACGTCACCTTCTGCGTGGCTTTGACCACTACGTTGTGCCGCAGCATTCAAAGCGTTTGAGGCTCCTTGAAGTGCCATATTGTTCCTTATTGATTAAAGTTACGCTAGATTAATTCCAGCATTTTTGATTATAAAATCTCCATTTATAACCACAACTATTCAATCAAAGTTATCCACCTCAATGGGCTAAAATCTACTCTGTGTAGTATTTTGGGAGTGTTACATAATGGATGACTGCGACAACTTCTGTGTCACCTCATCCCTGTAGGCAGGATCTTTATTATATCGTGGATCATTCATAGCCTTTGTCAGTTGAGCTACCGACTTAAAAGAACTTACTCCTGTTCCACCTGTATCACCCTGCAAAAGTGTTGGTGCTTGTCCCTCTTCCATTTGTCGTCTCGCATTCAAAGATTTAATTGCGAAAACTACATCATCGGTATTGGGAGTTTCTATTGCACGATTAAAAGCATCTATTTCTTTTTCATCTAATGATTTAGCTGACCATTCCATTAAGGAATTATATTCTTCTTCTCCACCTACCGCATTATGAGCTAAATTAACTGTCTCATCGGCAAGGGCTTGTTGTCCTGTCAACCAAGTATCAACCACATCTTCCGTCATTCCACTTTGTTCTAACTGTCTATAAGAATCTTCACTTAATTCCCCTTTCTCTGCGTACTCTCGTGCATACCTCTCAAATTCTATCCCTTTTACAGGAAGAGGATTATTTTTCTGTTGTTGTGATAGTGAAGAAGGTGGAGGAGGAGGTGGTTCTTGTTGAGTGTCCTGAGAAGAAGAAGATAATTTTTGCTCCAGTTGGGCATAAGCTTCTGCCAGATCTTCTGGATTTTCAAATTTATCTGGTAACCATTTAGGTTTACCATCTTCTCTAGGAACACTCTGAACTCTCTCAGCCTTATCAATCATCTCCTGTATATGTTCCTGACTTTCAGGTTCAGGATCTTCGTGAGTTTGTATTACGTTTGTGTCTGCCATATTTTACCTTCCTATTATTATTGTTGTTGCATTTCATTTTTAGCTAATTCAGGAGCCATATCACCTACTACTTTACCTACCATCTCTTGTTCCATCATCTGTTCCTGTTGCTGTTGTCTAGCTTCTTGCTCTTGTTGTTTCTGTTCCTCAGTTTTCAAAAGCCCTTCGGTGTCAATTCCGAGGGAAGCCGCTAGTCGAGATATATACTCATTAACATTTAATTCTCTTATGGCAGTCTCAGGCCCAAGAGGTGCTAAATGTTGCAAGAATCCTGCAAGCTCATTTAAATCTTGACCTCGTCCAAGTGCCTCAACACCTGTGACAATTAGAGGTTTTAAAGACTCATCAGGAAACTTGGGTAATTTTTTCTCTTTCTGCATTTTGTGCATGAGAAGTTGTACCAAGGGCAATTGAAATTCTTGAGATAGAATAGAATAAACTCCACCTAAAGCTATCTCTAATTCTTGATATGCAATTCTAATTTCTTCCGCAGTTACTCTTTCCGCATCTCTCCTAACGGAAGAATTCATAAGGAATACACGAGATAGACGTTCAGATAAAGTTCTTATTGTATCTTGAGCCACACGGAAGTCTGCTGATTTCTGTAATTGTAGAGTTGATACATCATTATCATCACCAGTTACTATTGCACCATTAGGTGAATCAGCTAAAGTTTTAATTCTAGTAGTACCATTAGGTCTAACTAGAAACAGAACCTTTGAAGCTGCCGCACTACCTTCTACAATAGCTTTAGTTAATGTCTCTAAAGATTTTAGATCTCCGATGTATTCTTCTACAAATCCTCTACCATAATCTTCACCATCTATATGTGTGAAACGTAGAGCTAAAAAAGGACTCCTATCTTTAGGGTAACTTCCTTCACTTCCAGGTACAATTTGCCCTTCCAGTTCTTGAAGGATTGTCCAATTTCTACCTGTCCATGTAACACATGTGTAAAGATCTACATTCCCCATAGGTACTTCATCTTCTTCATGTTCCGGTAATAACTTCTTAGCATTGTCCGGTAATGATAGTGGAGAAAGGGATTCTTTAATTACAATTTTTAAGACATTCCCCATAGAGTCTCGTTTTACTACATACCTATCTAATCTAAAGACTCTCATCTGTTCTTTAGGTGGAAGATATAACAGTACATTTCCAGCTACTAACAATTGCTTTAGGGCTTCTGAAATTGGGACACGAAATGCACGTACCTCAATTTCCTGTGCCACCATTCTTTCTATCTTTCCTAAAGCTTCTTCTACCTGACCCTTCTGAGCAGCTACTAGAGCTTCCAACTCAGCATCATCTATAACTAATCTAAAGAATGGGGAATTAGGAGGTAAAAGAGAAAGGAGTAATTTACTAGCTAAATTATTTATACCTTCTGCTCCTATTGATTGATAAGGAGTAGGTAGAATGCTGGAGCCTGAGTGTCCTTGTTCAGGTAATAATGATGGGATGGTTATTTCGGAAGCAGTCCTAGCCCTCTCAAGAAAAGAGGAACGATTGGCAGATAGGTTGGTATATATTCCATGAACATATCCTGTCTGATCTTGATGTTCAGGATTTACACTAATTGTTTCCATTAAACTGCCATCCGTTTAGGTTTTCTTACTCTAAGAGAACCTCGACTAAACACTCCTTTTTTCCCTTTACTTTCTTTTTTAATTTTTAGAAATGGATTATATCCTTTTGTCCTTTGGGCATATCCTTTACCTCCATACTCGTCATCCTCTTCTGATACTGTCTCTGTCGTTGTTGTCATAGTACTTTCATCTCCTGAAATACCATAAGTATCAGTAGTTACAACTGTATTTCCATCTTCATCTTTAGTAAATGTATTTACCTCACTACCTGGATCAAAGTCACCAGAATCATCATCCCCACTCCCAACATCCTCTGTTGTCATTCCTTCTCCTCCTTCACCTACGCCCGTCTCATCTAGATGCTCTTGTGTCATCTCAGGGTCTTCTCCTGCATCTAGTGATGCATAATAATCAATCTCTGCTTGGCTAGGAATACGATCATCATCAATCCAATGCCATTGCTGATCTTTATCCTTTGAGGGTTCTTCTTTTATCGGTTGCCCTACTTCCCATTCTTGGGTTTCTTCATTAAAAGTTGTACCTTCTAAAGGTACAAGTTTATTCCCTTGCCACTTAAAACCTTCAGGTGTTGCTCTAGGTCTTCTGGATCTTCTGCTC